CCTGATCCCGCAGACTATCCCTTCAACGATATGTTTGATGGGCAGTTCCGCCAAGTCGTTCCTATGACCGGCGATAAGATGGCACTTCACGTTGGCACCGAGCTACGCAAAGAAGATTATCGAATTGTTGCCAAGCCCGAGACTCAGACCATCACTCGCACCGGCGAGGGTGGCGTAAAATATCAGGAAGAGGTGACGCGCAACGCTCTCTTCACTGAGAAGGACAGCGTCATTCCAAAGGGTCCAAAGGCAGGCGAGACCAGAACGACAACACAGAAGCTGGGACGAACCATTCGCAAAGAGTTCGGTCCCAACAGCAAAGAGTATCAGTGGTGGGAGAAGAACCAGTCCTTCTACGGAGAAGACGACAACTATACCGCACTCACCAAGCTTCCAGAGTATTCTATCATCGTCAGCCGTCACCCGATTGACATTATGAGAATGTCAGACTTCTCTTGGGCTGGCATCTCCTCTTGCCACCGCGAGGGCGGAGAGTATCAGAGATGCGTTCCTGGCGAAGTCGCAGCACAGGGTGGTGTTGCCTATGTGGTCAAGACCGAGGACCTAGAAGACGTTGGCGACCTGCAAGACGATGAAGTCTTTGCAGACCCTGACCGAAATATTGACGGCATTGCGCCAATCGCCCGTCACCGTCTTCGTCGCTTTGACAATGACCAAGACACAGATGCGACCGGCGAAGAAGGTTACAGTATTCTCGTTCCTGACTTGGTCACATACGGCAAGAAGGTCAGAAAGTTTTATGACGCCCTCCGCGATTGGTCTTACGAATCACAGGTTGGCAAAGCCTTTGAAGATGGCGCCCGACCCAGATTAAACAACTTCGTTTCTCGTGGTGGAACGTATTTTGACGTTAGCTCACGCCCTGGCGAAATGTTCAATCAGTTCTTCCAGCCCGAAGAAGACAAGAAATACAATCCTAATGCTCGCATGCCTCACCAGCGCGAGGAGGCAGAGACAGAGTTCCGAGATGAGAGCGAATATAATGAACTGCAACAGGCGGTTGAAGAGAACAACGCCTGGGCACAGGGGCACCTAGATCGCGCTAGCGCTTACGCCTCGTTAGAGGAATACGACGAAGGACAGTTTTATGTTATGTATGGGGGCTCAATGGAGTTTGAGTATGACAATATTCCATACGACCCCGCGTTTAAGGACTGGAGTAGCAGGAGCGAGTTGGAGCGCGCCATTGAAAACGCGGGGGTTGGAGACGATCCCTACGTAGAAGAAGTAAGCGTACAGTTCTACCCCAACAAAAATCAGAAAGTTAATGAGCAGGAGTTGGAGTATGATCCTGACAACCCCATTATGGGTCGCCTAGACGTGGAGCTAAGGTTCAGCACTGAGAATTATGAGCCTACTCCGGACGGCTTTGAGGAGTTTGTTCGCGACATTGGAGAAAACTTTGACAGCGAGTATGACGAAGTCAAGAATGAAGTCTATCTCGCCCTGATAGAGGAAGAGGCAGTCCCCGAGCGTCCGTTTGACATCTTCAAGAGAATGATTCAGGACGACGAGTTCCCCAAGTTTGAGAACTTTGAGGTTCATCCCGAGGATGGCAAGCACGAGATTGAGTTCAGAATGAAGAAGGAAGCGGTCAGCCAAAACGTCATTGGCAAATACAATCCGGCGTGGCTGAACAATACCTTGAAGAAACTATGGAACACCATTGATTCTCGTATGTTTGGCTACACCACTCAGGCAGCGATTGAGCGGGCTATGGCTACGGAGCGCGAACTTTGGGACTTCCAGGGCTCCGACGAGGCTCTCCGAGCTAGAGGAATGAGAATAGCGCATACGGAACAGCCCACAGGGCTTGAGGGGTACCCGTACGCCGCCGACGAGAATCAAATAATAAAGCTTATGATGCGTCGGATGAAACTTGACCGAGGCAAGAGCATGTCTAACATTCCCCTTACCCACGTTTGGGGCGGGTCACAAGACAATGAATATGCCGCCCTTAAATATAGCGAGGAATATTCCAACGCTGTAATGCAGCGATTGGGCGAGTTCAACCAGAAGGCAAAAGAGGCAGCAGCCAAGCAGCTCAACCTTCCTTTTGCTGACAAGGGCGAGCAACGTAAGTTAAACTTTATGGATAAATATACGCACGACAAGGGTGATGTGGTTGATGACCTAGACTTCAACTCTCTTGGTTTCAGGGCTTTATATGGTCAGGCTCCGGTGTTCTCGCCGGCGGGGAGACCCAATAAGTCCAACGTATATGGCGCCTTCGGCTTAAACTTTGATGCCGGGATGACCGAGGAAGAAGGCGAGGCTGCCATCGCATTTATGAAGTATGTGGATAAGAACGCGGGCGAAGTCAAGAGGATTATGTCCGAAGTAATGACGGATGGCATCAAGCAGTTCCAGATGGATATGATAAACAAGGTGCGCAACAGGTGGCCAAAAGTCAAGAAGGAAATGGAATCAGTCCTTCCCGAGGATGCGATCGCCCTTCCCTTCGGGCACATGAAGGCATCTATTGTTCGTGATCTTTCAGCGGAGGAGCAAAAAGTGTCAGATGAAGTAAAAAGAGGTGGCGTCGGCGGTCCCATCGCTGAGAGAATCGTCAGAAACGTAATGAAGCGTCTAGGCACCAAGAGCCCGCTTATTCGCGAGGCATTGTTTAAGACATTGGAGACAAAGAAGCTCGTAAAAGAGGACGACGACGCTTATGACTTGCTTTTGTATGCCATCCCTGTTAGAATATCTATTAGTAAGGACCTCGGTGGTGATAAGACACAGACCTTCAACGAGATCCGTGGCATCGAAGGCGTAACGGTTGTCCGCGACGTCGAAGGAACTGCGCGAGAAGACGATAAAAACTATTATTCCACAGTCGTAATCAAGTTCGAGCTTCTTTCTGGCAAGGGACCCCTCGACTATAAAGGAAAAGAACTTATTCCTGGTTTGAAGAAAATCAAGGGTCTTGCCGTCTATAATATCGGAGATATTCAACAGGTTAGGATGTAATGGGCGTTGTCATACGAGGACCGGATCATTGGTTTGAGCGCAATGACTCTCCTCGCATCCGGGTCGGCTCTATTGTCGATTTCGGCATTGACCCAGAAACTGGTAACGCTTTTCCTAGCTTTGACGTATTAATGGTAGTGGTGGAATTATATACCGATGAAAAGATGCGGGGTGTAATGGCAAAGGTCGCCATCAGCCCAAACGATTATCCTGACGCCGTCGAATTCCACAACATTCCAATTGATTATCTTGAACTCATTGAAGAATAAAGGAGAGAAAATGAGAAAAAAGTTAATACTTGTTGCGACTAGTCTAGTAATTGCTTTGTTTTTTGCTAGTAAGGCAAGAGCCCAGGCGCCCGCCCCATACGATTATACATATTATACAAATGGCAACAGCTATGTTTGTGCTATCCGAGCCCCGTTTGGCGAGGTGCATGTGTTGCATTCACACCCGGTTTCAACTTACACCTGCCGTGACCATTATCGCTTCTTTGTGAGAAGCAACTATCCCGTTAAGCTTTTTCACGTTGCCAACGGCATTTATTATACCCATTGGGACACTATGCTTCGCTATAACACGGATTATTTATTGATGCACCAGCTAGCTCCAAGGCGGTATTATCACTATCGACCTCATCGAGCCCCCAGCATTACGTTCGAGTGGAATGGTGGAATCCTTCCTCGCACAATAATCAGGAACTACAACTACAACCCTCCGGTTCGGCGCTACAACTACAATCCGCCTGTAAGGCGATACACGGCGCCTGAGCGCCAGCGAAGGACCACTGTCACCTATGGGACGACACGGACCTCTGCGCCACCCCAAGAGCGCCGCACGGTGCGCTCTGAGACCACAACTCGCCGAAGGACCACGACAACCAGCACAAACAGTAACCGTCGCCGCAGTCGCGATGGCAACAGGGAGAGGCGCAGGCGGTGAGAGTATTACTCGAAAACTGGCGACGGTTTTTAAGCGAGAGTAAAAATGCTGTCCCAATGTTCAAAAAAGCTAAGATTAAGCCCTATATAGACTTAGGGCTATTTGTAGAAACAGAGGGAGACGAGATGACACCTAGGGGTTCTGTTGTTGTTATATTTGATGAAGAGGGTCGCGTATTAATTCTTTTGCGCCCCAAGACTGTCAGCTGGGGCGCCGGTAAGTGGGCACTTCCTGGCGGTCACGTTGAACCTGGGGAGACGCCAATGATGGCGGCTGTCCGCGAAGTGCGGGAGGAGACAACACTCGCAGTCCCAAATCCCAGGCGATTCCATGTTTCTGCTGATGGTGAAATCTACTACTATGTTGCCAAAGATTATGATGGCGAAGTGAAGATCGATTTTGAGCACGATGATTTTGCGTGGGTCCATCCCGAAGATTTAACTAATTATAATACAGTAGAAGAGCTAGAAATGCTAGTCCAAAGGGCGAGAGAAGCTTTATAAAATGAAAAATGTATGGAAGATATTTGAGGGCTGGCGTAGGTATGCCGAAGACCAATATACCGTTGGTTCCGATCCTTTCTATGGTCCGCCGCCTATGATTAATGATGTGGTAGATTGCTGGGCACAAGAAGGTGTTAGGTTTTTTGACACCATACACCACGCTAATGGTATGGCTTACCACACCACTCTCCCAACTGACGAATTAGAATTTCACGTTGAGCGAGATATGCGTCGCCATAACTACTCCTACTTGGCACAACAGATGATTCAAAATGGCAATCCGATGAATGCCGTAAGGATTAGAGTTGGAAAAAATGGAAGAGCTGTGATTGATAGAGATGCAGAAATAGTTATGGCAGCAAAGGAGGTTGGACTAGCCCAGCTTCCCGTTCTATTCAGCTTCGAAGACGAAGTTTAGACTTTTCTCTTTTTACCCCCTAGTTAAAAATAAGGGGGGTTGGTAAATGGAGAATTTATCACACACAAGGACGCTAATCAAACTCATCAAGGGTTTGGTAGTGTCCTTTTTATTTGCTACTTTGGTAAGTTGCAGCGGTCCTTTGGAGTTTAATCTTCCGGTCCCAGCAGCTGAAACTTCTGATGAGCTTACATTCCGCGAGGCGTTTGACCGCCTCAGCAACGTCAGCGATCGCGCTCGTAACGCAGCAGTTAAAATCATCAATATTGGAGAGGACTTCCAAGCCCAAGGGTCTGGAACAATCTTCAAGCTTGATGGTCAGTTTGTTGTTATCACTGCCGCACACGTTATACAGAATGCGCAATCTGTTATTGTTACTACGCCAGAGGGTCTTGGATATTTCGGGACACCTTTGATGGTCAATCACGAACTAGATTATGCTATTCTTTTGGTGCCCGAGATTGCCGGCAGAACACCACTTCGCCTTCGTCCTTTGCAAGAGGCGCAAGTAAGAGTTGGTGCTCACGTAACCTATACGGGTTTCCCGAATGGTCACAACCTGCTTTCAATCAGCGGCGAGCTTTCTGGAATGGCTCGTGGAGAGCACTTAATTATGCACAGCTATGCATGGCCAGGCTCCTCTGGATCATGTGTATTCGATAACCAGGGACGTCTAGTTGGCGTTCTGCGCGCAGTTGATGTGGGACAAGCAATCTTGCCTCAGATCATCGAAGATATTGTCTGGATTGTTCCAGCTTGGAGGATTGATTTCAGTACGCTGCGTACTATATTGCAGCAAAGATAAAAATAATAATACTGGGGGGTATTACAATGGGGAAAATTTGGAAGATAAACTGGATTCTATTAGGAGTAGTATTGGGAATAATGGCTTGCATTATGTTAAGCCTCACAGGATGCAACACTTATTATTTGCACGACATCCACGACGATGAGCCTCGTGATCCCAAGCCACAACACGTTTATGTTCCAGGCGACCCCGTGGATGCTGATGTCTGGGTTGATTCCTTTGTGCAGCCCGAGCCCTTTGACGGCATTGATATCGTGTGGGTGATTGACAAGAGCTGCTCCATGCAGGATGACGAGGAACAAGTCCTCTCTGGTATTGATACTATGATGAATGCCCTTCCTGCTGGCGGCAGCTGGCGTCTCAATATGATTTCAGTGACTCCACAGCAAGCAGTGATCTCCACTGAGTTTCCACTCGTCCCAGGCGATGATGCCGGCGATGCTTTGGTGATGTATCAGAGCTTGCCAGAATCCATCTCAGAACAGGGGTTCCTGGCGCTCCATGATTATATGGAACTCAACCCCTACTCTGCCACTTGGATGCGCCCCAGTGCTGCTCTGCTGGTCGTATTCGTATCAGACGAGGAAGAGCAAAGCACAAACTTCTTCCCAGACGCTCTTGACTTCGTAACTTGGTATGAGAGGCAGAGAGCAAATGTATTCTTAGCCAGTATTATTCACGATACACCAGGACCCGGCTACACCTCGGGGTGCTATTATAGCGTCAGAGACTTCGGAGAGCGCTATCTGGACGCCACGAACCTCCTCGGAGGGGTTGTGATTGATATTTGTACCACAGACTGGTCTATGGGCGTCCAAGAGGCTTCTAGCAGCATTCAGCCACTTGAGCGCTGGGAACTGACCCACGAGCCGCTAGATACTACGATTGTCGTTTTCGTCGATGGTGTTCTATTTAGCGATTGGTTGTACAACCCCGTGGATAATGCGGTAGAGTTTCTAACTCTGCCCCCAGGGGGATCTCTTGTAGAGATTGGCTACACCTACTAGGGGGGCTTATGAATGGGAAAGACAACAAGCGCATTGCGACTGTTCGGGGTATCTGCGATGGGCTGGTCTGTCTGGTATATTGCCAGTCTCATCCCTTAGGGCAAGATTATGGAGGCACCAAAGCCAAAGTATAAGGTTGGAACACTCATATCGTGCATTCCAAGAGTTATACCAAGTAAGAAATTTACAATTGGAATCATTGTCAATCGCCTGATTATGGAGATAAAAGGCGGTGACTGGTCCTTCGGTCCGCAGTGGTATTATGATTTGATACTATTTAGTGAAGAAGCGACTCGTGTTGCTGAGATGGATCTTGACGAACTTTTAAATTGTGGTATAATGGAGATAATTTCGGAAGGGTATGATGAACTATCAAGCAACGTTGAAGAAGAGAATACAGAAAATTGTCCCACACTTGAAGATTAAGGGCATAAGTTTGTGCCGAGACTCCTTTGAGATTAACATTGAAAGCAGCCACATAAACCCAAGAAACCTGGAACAACAGCTCAGAGAAGAATTGTCTATGCCGGGTTTGGCTGTCACTACTTCCAGCAGGGAATAATATGTCAGAACAAGAAATAGAAGAAGGGACTCCTGAGCTGCAAGAGCAGGAGGATCTTAAACCAAAGCCTCCGCCCCCTCTTGCCCCTCGCGGAATCAGGACATTTACGGTTTGTCGCCAAGCCGACGAGACAGGCGTGTCAGGGACAGGAGTGGTTATTGAAGGTGCTATCTTTGCCACTGGTCAAGCCATCGTTCATTGGCTCTATCCCCCTCCCAGAGGTGGTATCGCAATCTTTGATTCACTTAATGATTTCTTAAAGGTCCATGTCCTTCCTCATAGGCAAAATAAGACTATCATTACCTTTGAGGACGGCGAACAAGAAGTTTATGACTAATTATAACATAATGAATTCCAACCGGAAAACCCTCGTTCGCGAGGGTGTAAAAGTAAAAGTACATGGTTACGTTCGTCCCGCTGATCAGTTTCATAAGCTGGCGCACTGGGAAAAAGTGGTAAATAAGATGCTCGCTTTGCAGGCGAAAGGAATGTCTGTAAGGGGAGGGAAAATAACAACAGACCCAGCAAAGCCAGTGGCTTCACGGGAGTGGCTAAGATTGATTGATCACTATTTTGGCAACCTGTTAGAAGTCGAAGCTGCTCAGTTCGGGATGAGCGAGAAGAATGTACTAGACTTTATTGAAGACTTTATCAACCATAGGTTCTGGGCGATGCGGAAGCATTACGAGGATTACTTCCCAGATATCGATGAGTTGAAGTTCGGCTTTCTCTCCTCTCGTGGGGACATAGAACCCTATGTTGAGATAGATGACGAATTCACCACACAGTTCTATGGCTCCGCTGACAATGTGAAGACGGTGAAGCACTTCACAGACCTGCGCGGAATGAAGAACATTGAGCGCGCGATCGACGAAGGCGATGACTTTGATATCTCTACCTTCACTGTCGCGGTGTCTCCATTCTTCAAGAGCAAGTCAAACGTCATCCTCACGTTGAAGGCAAATGTCAAGGCAGCCTTCCGCAGCGACATCAAGTCCCTGGCGCTGGACAACGGCAACCGCGCCCTCAACCTACATCGCTTGGAGTATCCCGGCGAGGAGACAAACATTTGCCCGTCTCTTGATGTGTGCGATGGCACCCTCAAAACGTCTTTGTGGAATGAGATTATCGCCACGCCTCTGGAAATAATAGACGTCGAGAAAGTAGATGAAGCTGTTATCACCGAGGTAGAAGAGTTCCAGCAAGCTGTAAAGGCACGCCACGCAAAGATGAAAAAGCGTTTGATTGGCTTGGGGGGCGCCAAGAACACCTCCCCATATATTCAAAAACCATCCTATAAAAGAAGTAAGAGCGCCCCCGCAGGTTTTGGTGGATCTTAGTGAAAAAGTGTGTTATAATAACTTCATATACAGTGGATGACTTGGAATGGGACTCCAAGGAAGACTATCAACAAGTGAAGGAGCGACACGGTGAGGAACCGATTTATTTCATCTATGAAAGGTCTTGGACAGATCATAATCTGCACACAAACGTACCAGACCTTTATTCGGAAAGCGGAGAATGCAGTGTTATCAGGCGTGAGCACCGCTCTAACAATGCTTAACATGTACGATGATAGAAGAAATAGAAATGAATATTGGTGATTTGGTTATCGCCACTGACGCTAGCTTTGAGGGAGATATGGCTCTTAGCGTCGGCACCCCCGGTCTCATCAAGCAAGTAGAGCACGGTGACACCTATTATGACCCACAAGTTCTAGTCTTCTGGATGCGCTATGGCTTTCAGACTTGGGAGCACCCAGGGGCTGTGGAAGTTGTAAGTCCCGTAAAAAAATAATCCTTTGACTTTGAGCCCCCTAGTTACTAATAGGGGGCAAGAAGTGACTGACCTACTGGATACGACTGGAAAATCCTTTATTATCAGTGGCTTCGTATTTGCCACCTTAGCAATCTCGCTATACTATTTTTATCCACCACTATACACCGGTACCGAAGAACACGCAACAAACTTATTATTCTTAACCAAGTTCAGTTTTTTCTGGACATTCATCGGGTTATACCCTATAATATTATCTATGGCTATCAAGAACATCGAAGTAGGCGATCTAGTTTTCTACCGTGCTGACTATCTCTCGTCCGGACCAGGGCTTGTAGTGGAGAAGAGGGAATATGCTCCCACCGGGTTTACAAACGAAGCCGACGAGCCCCTCGTCAATACGCAATGCAAAGTCGCGTGGCAAGACCAGCAGAGTGTGGCGTGGTATTGGGAAGATGCTCTATCGCATTACGAGGAAGTACGTCGAGGTGAGCAGTAAAAAGGGATTGGGGATAACCCCAAATGAGTGGGATATGATGTGGGGAGACCCCTTTGGAGTACAATCTGCTACGATTCGACCACAATGTGATGATTTTGAGTATCAATTTGAGGTCGGAGACTTAATTAAGGTCGCTCCTGGGTTTTTTCAGGTTGGTCTTGCGCCGGGCGATGTGGGGGTTGTTATGAAGAAGATTGTTATGTATTCCACACAGACTAGCTCCGATGGACCCGCCTATCAAATTGCTTGGCAAAAAGAAGGAAAACATCCGATACATATTCGGGAGTTTATGCTGGTTCCTGTGAAGAAGAAGTGATGAAGCAAGGCGACTTGGTTAAACACGTCAGTGATGCACATTGCAACAGGTTTGGCGTGGGCATCGTGACAAACATAATCTCTATGGGCGCTGACGGTAAGCGCGGACTGGTCCGCGTACGCTGGCAGTTTCCACCAACAAACATCGTTTATCCCGCTGATATTTTCACACCCGAGGGATTAATTGTTATTAGCGAGGCGCCTAGCGTCGATGAGTGCATAATTACTAATGAAAATCAAACTCGGTGATTTAGTACGTTCAAACCATAATTCTCACTTCTGTGACGTTGGGATTGTAACCGATATTAAAAAGGAGAAGAGGGCGCCAACTATGATTAAAGTATATTGGCAAAAAAGTAAAATGAGTTCTCCTTGGTTACGACCCGGTTTATTCAAGAGGATAAGGCGAGACAGTTACCCCGATGGGGGGCGGGCTCTTTAAGAAGGTCTCACTTAATTCTTTTGCTTTGTTGTTTGCGTTTGGTGAGTGAGTGCAGGAGCAAGCCCCCCATCTTTTTATGAAGTTATTTTTTACTGGACAAGAGACCCGCGACCGTGATAGAATACCTGGTAGGTATTTCGGAAAGCGTTGGCTCTCCGGTCTTGTCTTCTGGCTACGATGCCATCTCGTATGGAAATGCGAGTATGTAAGAGTTGAAGACTTTTTTGAATACGTGTATTATATTAAAAACGAAGAAGCATTGGAGCAAATCTGTAATATGACTATTGACGTAAGTGAGAAGCTACCCATCAAGGAAGCCGTAGAAGCTATGGAAGACTTCCTAGATGATTGCGATATTGACAATGAGTGGGACGTATTCTTCAAGGGAGACCCAGCCGGTCTTCGCATTCGAGTGCGTCTAGAACGATACGAGGATGAGACCCAAGAGGACATCACCAAGTACCTGTATCAATTTATGAAGTTCCACGGCTATGACGTTGTGATTCTTCACGTGCCCAATGGCTACATTGAGGCATTCCCCAAGGACAGAGAGCTATCATAATGAATATCTTCGCCATTGAGGCAGACGCAGATGGAAACATTGACTGGGTGGCATCAGCCAAGTCACAGGACAACTACCGCGTTGTCAAGATGATTCTGGAGTCAGTCCAGATGCTATGCACCGCAATCAACCTACAACACGAGGAGCAGGTGACGCCATACAAGAACGCGCACCCCAAGCACCCATCCACGCTGTGGGTGCGGGAATCGTCAGCAAATTTTGAGCTGCTCGTGGAGCACACGCTCGCTATGCTTGACGAATACACCGAGCGCTTCGGCAAGATTCATAAGTGTGCTGGCGTGCTGGAAAAGGTGATGGACCTCTACGACCCATCACGGTTCCCCAAGCAGCACGAGACTCGACTTCCATTATGTATGCCACAGGAGTTCAAGTCAAATAATATTGTAGAATCTTATCGTCGCTTTTACGCCAGCAAGCCGCGTATGCGATACCCCGAGAACAAGATACCTGCGTGGTTCTTGGAGCACCGAGGCGATACTCCCTTTCAAGTTATTTAAATGGAATACAATGTAGTGGTATTATTAATAGTGCTGTTTTGGCTCTGGACTGCACTATATTAATATAGGGGAGAGTTTCGCTGTGAATGTTTCAAGAGAAGAATTGCAAGCCTTGTGCGATGAGTTAGACCGTGTATATAACCTTCTACGTGAAGACTACAATAACGTCGATCAAGACACCCTCAGGGTAAAAATGCTGGGTTTTTGGAGAGAGTTGAAGTTTTATCTTGACAGTCTCGATACTCTTTGATATAGTATAGGAGAGTCAAGTATGGACTTGAAAGTAGGAGACCTAGTAAAGCGCAATAAGTATGATTGTGTTGAGGGACCAGACGCCCCAATGCATGGGCTCATCATTAGAATTGTAGATGAGCAGCCATACCACAGGATGATCCACGTCATGTTCGGAAATCGCATTCGCAGGTATAGTGAATGCTATGGCGCACAAACTCTATTAACAGTAATCTCTACAGGCTCATAGCTCAATTGGCAGAGCCCCTGGCTTTGAACCAGGCGGTTGTAGGTTCGAATCCTACTGAGCCTATTTTTACATTCTTTTGGGCTCGTAGCTCAATGGTCAGAGCAGTCGGCTCATAACCGATTGGTTGCAGGTTCGAATCCTGCCGAGCCTACCAAACTTTTTCAAAATAGTCCTTGACTTTATTCTCTTAGAGTGATAATATAGTGATAGAAAGTGAGGTAACGGTGGATATTCGACAAGTGGGAGCCCTTTTTACTGACTTTTTGAGTGGTCGAGAGATTTCTCTCACCGAGAATTCCGATGGAAGGCTAGAATCTCTGCACTCAGAAGACGCCGTTACTAGCGCGCTAAGGGAGCGCTTTGGTTCCAATCAATCTTTTACGATTCTCCCAAAGAGTCACAACAGGTCCTTCGGGGACATCGATATTCAGATTGGGTCCAAGGTATATCCGATTAACATTAAGATGGTGAGCGAGAACACCTCAACATATAATGGCGGAGGACCCAAGGTTTTTCAATATGTTTTGCTGGGCAAGTCGGGAGGCACTAGCTGGACGAGCCTGGTGAAGCAGCTGAGCGCCGCCAGACCTAAGCGTATTTTGAATGAATATTTTTATCTGGTAATGTACAAGCGCAGCAATCGCGCACCGGTTTTCGTCTCTCTTACTGACATTGCCCCCAGCTCAATTGTGACAAATCCGTCTAACCCAATTCAGCTCAAAAGAGAGTTGGAGATTACGCTGAGAAGCGAAGAGGAGAAGGCGTCTTTTATTTTGGGATTGCTCGAAGACGTTTTGCGTAAGAGGGCAGCCCCCTACTTGGCGCTCAAAGGATTGGCAGTATGACGAGTAATTTCAAGCTCTATCACGATGATTGTATGAAGGTGCTGGCAGAATTGCCAGACAATTCTATTGACTTGGTTCTCACCGACCCCCCTTATGGAACAACATCCATTAAGTGGGATGATGTGTTAAACTTTGATGAAGTTTGGCGCCATCTAAGGCGGATTATGAAGCCAAAAACTCATGCTATCTTTTTTGGTTCGCAGCCATTTACTTCCAAGCTTATAGTTTCTAATGAAAAGTGGTTTAAATATGAACTCATTTGGAACAAAAACAAGTGTGGAAGCCCCGGGCTCGCCAAGTATCGTCCCCTGAAAGTCCATGAAAACATTATTGTTTTTGCTAACGGAAGTGCTGCAACCTATAATCCTATCATGGAGGCTGGGCAGTCTTATGAGCGAAATTGCAAGAGCGAGGATGGATATGGCACAGGCATAAATACTCATGGTTATGGGTTCGGCAACAACAAAGTGATGAAGCTAAAAAATGAAGGGACACGCTACCCAAAGAGTATCCTACACGCTTCACGAAACTTTTCAGCCCAACAGACGGTGCATCCCACGCAAAAGCCAACTAATGTGCTAAGCTGGCTTATTATGACATATAGTAACCCCGGCGATACGGTGCTTGACTTCACAATGGGCGCCGGCTCGACGGGTGTTGCCGCCAAGATGACAAACAGAAATTTTATAGGCATCGAGCTGGATAAAGATTATTTTGACATTTCAACAAAGCGCATAGAGATGTGTGAAGACTCTGTTACACGCGAGCAGCGCCAGCTGACGACTCAGCTGCACCCCGAAATGCAGACAACACCAAGCGAAAAGCACGAGGGAGCCTTCAACGGCGCGTTGGCAAACGCACGACTTTTAGCTCGTGGGTTCAAAAAGCTTCTTGACTTTTAAACTTTTTCAAAATAATCCTTGACATTCCCAAAACACTGTGAGATAATACGACCACAATCAAGAAAGGAAAACAACAATGCACCCCATCTATGTAGGAATCATTCTCGCACTAACTTTCTTTATCCCGCTTACATCGCTGAGCCCATTTCTCAGCCCAGGGGCGCGTCAAATCTTGTTTGACCTGTGGATTAATAAAGGCATCCCTCTAAATCTTGGGATGTGCATTGGTCTATTCATAGGAATCGATGTCGAGGCAAGAGCCCCCGTCCTCGCTAAGCAAGAAATCAAGGAGGCAATCCGAGAGGGACTCAGAAAAGTTCAAAATAACTCTTGACATTCTTAACCTTTCTTGGTAGATTAAGAGTCTAACACACTATTTATAAGTATGGAAAACAAAAAGTGCTATACTTGCGAGAAGACTCTCCCGCTAACTGAATTCAATAAAAACAAACGTCGCTATGACGGGTTACAGACCCATTGTCGCAAGTGCCAAAGAGAAAAGAGCAGAAAGTATTACGCTGCTAACAAGCCAAAGATGGTGAGGCAGATTAATGAATGCAAGGAGGCTAGGAAAGAGGTTAATAGAGAAAGACTATACGAGTATTTCTTATCGCATCCTTGTGTCGATTGCGGTGAGTCGGACCCGAGAGTATTGGAATTCGACCACCAGCGAGATAAGACCGCCACCATCTCCTCCCTTCTTTGCTCTGGCTATGGTTGGGAACGTATAGTAGAAGAAATAGATAAGTGCGAAGTTCGCTGTGCGAACTGCCATAGGAGAAAGACAGCGATAGATTTCGGCTACTATAAACACAGACTTTCTGAAAAAACTTCTTGACATCCTGAAAGCACTGGGATATAATACAAACAATCAAATACGGGTCACTAGCTCAATTAGGTTAGAGCAACGGTCTCTTAAACCGTAGGTTCTTGGTTCAATTCCAAGGTGACTCACCACTTCATAAACAAAACAATAAAGAAAAGGAAAATACAAATGAAGCTAATGACCAATCTAATCGTTCTACCAATTATTTTCTGCCTCATCGGATGCCCGATGGCGTGCTCGCCAGTGGCTCCCGACGATGATGATTCAGCAGGTGACGATGACGATGATGCCACCGGAGATGATGATGACAGCGCTGTCGGCGACGACGATGATGATAGTGCTGCTGAGATGATTCTAATGGATGAGGTGCGTATCTTCATCGAGCGTAACTGTGATAACGATATGGACGATGACCACGATGGCATCGTCGATTGCGGCGACCTCGATTGTGTCGATGCCCCTGATTGTGCAGGTATGTAATGAACGCTGAGTGTCCAATCTGTGGCGGAACTGTTACTTCTGACGAGGACTGGGAGCTGGGCGAGCTTATTGACTGCCCCGAGTGTGATGGAATGCTGGAAGTGACAGGGCTAAATCCAGCCACGCTGGATGAGGCGCCCCAAGAGGATGAGGACTGGGGCGAATAATGTAGTATTATGACATAGTTATAGTAGGAGCGCCTACTGTAGCGGGGAGTGTCAAGATGAGGAAGCAGGAGCTATGGGTCACTCTACTGTCTATTTCAGTATTGGCTTTCATAGCTGGGTTGGCGGCGGGAATAATACTTCTTCAATTTTAACGTCTATATATGTATATGGACTATGCGGTAGGGGACTTACTTCGAGAATGTAAGAATCAGTGGGACTATGAAAAGGACTGCTGGCGTGACTACGGTATGGGGATTATCACGCATATCGATATAACCAAAGAGATTGCCACAATATACTGGTTTGAGCTTCAAGCTTGCTCCTTTTACAAGTTTCGCAATATGAGAAGATTCTTGGAGCCAATCTCACAGCCTCGGGCATAAAAGTGCCCTTTCAATCTTAACCAAACTGCATTATCCTAATAGGAGGAAAATGACAAATGTTTTCACAGCCCATTCCTGTGGGCGAGCGAGTCATAGTATTTACTGCAATCAGCAGTTTTCTAGGGACTGTGTTGAGCCGACAGGAAGATATTTATAAAATTAAGCTTGACAACGGGAAAGAATACCTGTATAGTAGATACGAAATAGAGAGATACTACCGGAGGACAGATGGCAGAGTGTGTTAGGTGTTTTGATTTCTATTCTGACAAGCGCAAGGCAATCGGGTATGATACCTGTCTCGACTGCGGAGGCACAGCCGCAGCTAAGGAGGTCGTGCGTAGGTCACGATGTAGTGCGCCAGGATACAACAAGGGCAACTATGTATATATCCACAACCGCTCGGCAGCAAAGGACGCAGGACGATGAACCACGATGATGACACACTAGACTTTCTACAAATGGCACTAGGGAACCTCAAGCCCGACCCACCAGAGCCAGGCGACCTCGTGATGCATATGAACGACCCCGAGGTGCTAGGTATTGTGCTACATACACACTCGCCAGGCGACTGGCACAAGGCAGAGGTGCAATGGGATGACGACCCTAGACCTGAGACCATCCTGACCAGCTTCCTCAAGGTCATCAGCCGCGCGGAGAACTAGTATGAACGTGGGGGACCTTGTAACCTGGAATGGCTATGACGCAGGCAGGGGCAAGCCAGGTGTAGTAGTTGAAATCAAGCCCCGAAACCCACTATCCCTTGACAGACCTTGGAGCGTGCGTTATGTGGTGCGCTGGTTTGATACCTGGGACCTTGACCCGTTGGGCTACCACCTTGAAGAGCTAAGAATTGTGAGCCGCGTATGCGATACTTGAAGGTCACTACCTACGATAACGAGACCGAGGAACTAGTGGTCGTCTATGTCCAGACAGACCGCGACGATGAGCGTGTCATCGCCCTTCTGCAAGAGGTCCATCCCGAGTGGGAAGGAATTAATCTCAGCCCAGTAAAAAACTTCTTGACTTCTTGAAATCCCTGTGATAGACTATGTTTAGAAAGTGAAGAAAGGTCATACAAATGATGTATCAACTGCGAAGTATTGATGCTTGGAGATGTGATGGAGGTTGGGAATGGAACAACAGCTTTCTCATTGAGCGAGGTGTTTATATTGCCGACGACACAACCCCGCGAAAACTCTTTAAGTTTATGCGCCGAAATGGCTGGCTGTCTGATTACTCAAAAGGCAGAGTCTATATGGATGATGATGGCCATATTATTGAGATACAAGATAGAAACAATCATCAGCCACTCTTCGCTTTTGTCCCAGAGGACTAAAAGAACTATTAAATGAAGTTACCCCGCTTGTAGCGGGTGGGACTGGAAACAGTCAGTTAGGTGGTCTGGTTGCCTAACACCTTTTTGGGAGAGAAGAGAGTGACTGACGAAATCAAAGAACTCAAAAAGCAAGTAGAAGAACTCAAAAAAGAGAATACAGAACTACAACGAGAGTTATCAGTTCATAATTTTCTTGATACTGGCGTTCCACAAGAGCGACTTGATTATCAGCGAGAGTTAAAAAAAGAAATCATTCGCTTGAAATCACTCAATCGCAGAGCAGCAGATGAGATTAGAGATTTAGACGATACCATTATTAAAATCACCAAGGAACTCCCAGAAGTAAGAGAGTTTCTCGGGTGGAAAGACGATGATCTATGGGCAGGCGAAGCATCAATCAATCTTCTAAACCGATTGGATGGACGAACCAGTGGCGCTTATGTTGAGAACTATGAAGACCTGCATTTAGAAATGAAAACTTTAGATGGTTACGCACAGATTGATCATCCTGACTTTTACCGAAAACAAGAACACCCGCCAGAATGTAAATGGCACAAAGATTGGCACGCTTGTGATTGCGGAATATTTGACGATGGCGGCAACACACCAGAAAGAGTTGAAGAACAGATTGAGTGGTTGAAGAAAATCACAAAACAGAAAGAAATAAACAAGATGGTCGATCAAGTTGAATCTGCCGCTGTCAAAGCAGCACATAAAGTAATGGAACAACATAGCAAAACATTTCAGAAACTTGCGGAGAATAAAGAATGAACAATATTGAGGATATTAAAAACAAATGGGAGAACGCAATGCTTCTAGAAGAACTACCAGAAGACGAGCAATATTCTATGAGTCAATTGTTAGAAAATGAAGCAAGACATATTCTATCTACTTACAAAGATGTAAATGAAAGTCAATTAGCATACATTTGTTTTCCTTTAATTCGCAGGATATTCCAATCATCAGGTTTTTTTGAAGAAGGTGATTGCCCACTCACTTTCACATACGAAACAAGTGTAGTACCAGCATTTACCTACTTCAAGCCAGACGAAGAAGAATCAAGTGTTGCAACAATTCAGGTTTATGATTTTGAATCCTCGCCAAACAAAGAAGTGGTTGAGGAAATTTGCTCCAATGGTTATTATGCTCTGGATGCGGAAGTTGGACTAACGGCAGAACTCTCTGAAAGATTCAGAAACGAACTTAACGAGAAACACAAAGGAAAACATCTTATTTTTGGATATCCAATTATGATGAGAGAAGAGGACGGCGAAAGGATTTATTCTTATCGTTGTGCGGTTTTACCAGGAGGTTCAAGATTACACGAAGGAGGATATAAAGAATGAACAACATTGAGGAAAATAAAATGAATAACGTAGAAATCTTATATCAAGAGTGTAAAGTGTGTGGAAAATCATTCAGACCTCCAACTCGTAAAGAACTGGAAAAATCAATCTTGTTCAAAGCCGCCGAGGCTCTCGGAATTGATATGGGAAATGGTTATACAGGCGGGAATAGCTTGTTGGCGATGTTGAACTGTTCAGTTGAGTGTGCGAGAAAACGGGAAAACAAAGAATGAAAGTAGGTGACTTGGTAAGGGCACACAATAAAGTACAAACTATTGGGGTTGTTGTGTGTGTTGATGCAGAATCCGAGCATCGCCACCGCATACAGGTTCTTGCCGAGGGGGAAACGTGCTGGTGGTGGGAACATAATGCGACGATTATTTCGGGCAACAAATAAAAAGACTATTGACATTGAACGTCAAGATGGGTATGCTTATGTCTCCCAATGAAAATATTAATTAGCGCATGTGTTTATGGACAAGATGTAAGATGGAACGGCAGTAACCGCCGACATCAAGAAATCCACGAGTGGGCAGAAACTAATGGATTTGAACTTGTGCCCATATGCCCAGAACATGAATTGTTTGGCACCCCACGCTCAACTATAAGACTACGCTCAGTTGGTGACGATATAAAAGCCTTCGCTGGTAAACAAGAGGTCTATAAACAACTTAAAGACAAGTGCGAAGAAATAGAACAGCGTCACGACGAAGTTGTTGGTTTTATTGGTATAGCTAGATCACCTACTTGTGGTTTGTCTGTGGGCGTAAAAGATTTAGGTAGAACAATTAAAGCTCCGATGCACCAAGTTGGGGACTTTCCAAGTACGGAAATTAGTTCTATGAACACTGACAAGAACCGTCAACATTTTCTAGAAAGAATAAAAAAGTATGAAAGCCGGCGACCTCGTTAGATTCAGGGAAATATTAGAGCATGGCGTTGGGTTACATCGTCCAACTGTATATTCCAAGTGGCGTATTGGTTTGCTTAAAGAATACCATACTTGGGAAAAAATAGCAACCATTATTTGCGATGGGCAGGAATACAGAATTAGAGCGGGCGACGTTCAAATTCATAGGCGGGCGAAAAGGATATGAACATACTATTTATTTTAGCCTGGGAGGTTGTTAATAATGAAATTTAAAAGGTCTGATTTGCACAAAGTTATTAGAGAGGCGATTTACCGAGAGGTAGGTAGGAAAGTTATCAAAGAAGGTCGTGTTGACGAATTCTTAGGTGGGCTCTTCGGAAAAAAGAAAAAGAAGGGCAATGTTGTTAGTTTAGATAATCCCGATAAACACACCGGACAGCTTCAGAAAGCTTTTAATGAAATTGGTGGAGCAATGTCAGCCATGGGTGCAAAAGCCATTCCACAATTATTTTCAAACTTGGCAAAGGGTTTTGCTAAAGGTGAAGGGACAGCCCCCCACGATGAAAACCTTCTTGCTAAAGCTATGACTGAATTTAACGCCTTGAAAGAAAAAGATCCGAAGCGTGGTTTTGATGGCGTTGAAGAGATGTTGCTTAGTCTAAAGAACAAGCAAGTAGGTGACCAGTCCGTTGATAAATTTATGAATGCAATGCTGGCGCTAACCTAATTGGAAGAAAAAATGAAAAAGATTAACAAGCAAAGACTTGCTAGAATTATTAAAGAACAAGTTTTAAAATCCAAAAGAAAACAAAAATTAAGAGAGTCCGTTACTCGGGCAGTTAAAAAAGTATTGCTCAACGAGAAAGTGGACCCAGAAGAGTTCCCTCTTAAGCTATCGGACGTTGCCGCTGATGCGAGCGATGCCAAACAAAATGTGACTAAGGGTAGGCAGGATGGAGATCCAAAAGATGACGTGATTGATGTGACACCAAATGCTACCTTCCCAGTATCTCAACTTAAACCATCGCAGTCAAGTATGAATATTGGTAAGGCGATGGGGATGGCTATTTCCATGTTGGCAGGCAAGATGGAGACTGGTGGTAACTTGGGCGCATTTATTAGTAACGATAATCACATTATGGACGGACACCACAGATGGGTAGCAACAAGCATGGTTGACCCCTCTAAGGAGGTTGGGGGATATTTGGTAGATTTCCCAGGCACCGACTTAATCAGATTGCTTAATGCCATTACTGTTGGTAAGTTGGGTATTATGCAAGGTAAAGAGGGCACTGGTGGTTTTGACCAATTCAAAGAAGGTCCAATTCGTGCTGAACTAAGTAAGTTGGCTAGAGAAGGTAACAAGTTTTTGAAGGCTGTAGATGTGATGCAAGCCTTAGAGAAGATTACAGGACAAAAAGGTGATGCAGCGGTCGATGCCGCCATCAAGAAGATGGTAGATAATCTTGGTCAAATTTCTTTTAAGCTACCAGCCGGCGCTCCTGATAGAGTTGACATGCCTGTGATTGACCCAGATAGAGTCAAAGGTGCAGACAAGATTGCTGCCAAAGCTTTGGCACAAGGCGAGATTGACTGGAATAAACCCAAGGCACCGTTTGCACTTGAGGAAAAATAATGGCGGGTAAACTTGATAAACTGCTCGGCAAATGGGCATCAAGAAAGTTAATTGTTTGGGGCACATCTACTGTATTGTTGCCACTTGGTATGCTTACTGGTGATCAGTGGGTTGCTGTTTCGCTAGCCTATATTGGGCTTCAAGGCGCAGCAGATATTGCATCCAAGTGGAAGCATGGTAAATGAATTGGTTAAAGCTTAAAGTAAAACAATACTTTTGGTCAACTGTAGCGGCAGCTTTGCTGATCGTTGCGATTGTCTATTATGTGTATCGCTTGGTTAAGCCGGCGGAAAAAAACCAACCTGTTGTTGATGATGTCTTAACACAAGTAAAGATCCATGCTAAAGAAAGTAAGTTAAGGGCTGACTTAGAGAAGGATAAGATAGGGGCTGTTAAGAAGGTATTCGAGAGTCGTCTAGAAGATACAAAGAAAATAGACAACCGAGAAGACAGACTAAACGCACTTATTAGACTTCACGAAGAGTTAGACATTTGATGGAGATAGATTATGCCAGCACCGAAAAGAAGAAAGCAAAGAGTTGCGATTGCACTGGAGCAACAAAAACAACAAAGCCTTGAGGCTGAAGAAGCTAAAAAGGCTGATGCTATCAGGGCACTTAAACAATCTCAGAAAAGAACACAGGTGATTAAAGAGACTGAGCCTGTGCAAAAAAAAACAAAAACAAAGAGGGCGAAAGCAGCCCCAAAAAAGAGGAGAACCAAATGACTATTGATTTAGATATTCCTGAGTTAGATATCGAGGACTATGATCCTGAACTAAACGAAGAGGAAGAGTCTGTTGAGGATAAATCAGGTGGTGCTTTAGTGTATGCAATTGTTGGCGCAGGTCAAGGCGGTGGTCGTATGGCTAAAGCCTTTTATGATATGGGCTACACAAAGACTGTTGCGGTAAACACGGCAAAGTCAGATCTAAACGGACTTGATTTACCAGAGAACCAAAAGTTCTTAGTCGATGAGCATGGCGAGCAAGGTGCAGGTAAAGACCAAGCCAAAGCTGAGGCGGCTATTGAGCGCAAGGAGCAAGAGGTATTTAATAAGTTCCGTGAGATCTTTGGGAACAATGTTGATCGCATCTTGATTTGCCTAGGTGTTTCTGGCGGCTCAGGTGGCGGCACAGTTAACACCCTTATCAAAGTAGCCAAGAAGTACTTCACCTACATCGGCGTTGAGAACGTTGATGAGCGTGTTGGTGTGGTTGCCTCACTCCCAACGGCTGGAGAATCCGCATCACCAACGGTTGCAGAGAATGCTCACAATCGCATCACTCAACTTTGCGGGCTCGCAGAGGAAGGAAAGATCGCTCCACTTATTATGGTGGACAACGAAAAGATTAAAAAGCTTTATCCTAAGCTCACAGTTAAAAAGTTCTGGAGGACCATTAATAACACGGTCGCTGGTTTGTTTCATGTGTTCAACGTATTGGCAAACAAGGACTCTGAGTACACAACCTTTGATGCCACAGACTACGACAGTATTATGAAGCAGCCAGGTTGTATGATTATGGGTGTAACCACAGTCAAAGAGCCGGAGAATGAAACTGCTGTATCGACCGCCCTTAAGAAGAATCTAGAGAAAACTCTTCTTGCCGAGGGGTTTGACCTAACCACCGCTTCAGGTGCTGCCTGTATTGTTGTGGGCGGGGAAGTGATCTTTGAAGAAACAGTAGGTCTAATGGACAACATCGAGTTTGGCTTTGATACCTTGGCAGCTTTGACTGGTGGTGCGATTGTTCATCGTGGTATTTATGAAGACGCCAAGAGAGACAAGCTCGTCACCTACACTTTGGTAAGTGGACTTAAGAGACCTGGCAAACGTATTGAGGGTTTGAAAAAGTTCCTAAAGTAAAATGAAAACAACGGTTGTACTTGCACTACTATTTTCGTTCAACGCCGCTGCGGCAGAGGTTGTAAAATTCAAGCCTCGCCCAGCGGTTGTTGAGCAGGATGGTAGTAGCTATGTTGGCATACTGATGAGCGAAGAAGACTTTCGTAATATGCTCCAGAAAAAAATTGATAATAACGCTCAGATGGCTGAGTGTCAAGTGGATAAAAAGGTTTGCACCCAGATGCAAGAGACATACAAATTATCCATATCTAAACTGGAACAACAACTTAGAAAAAATAACTCTTGGTTTGACAGGAACAGGGGTGTAGTTGGCTTGTTTACTGGGCTAGCAGTGGGAGTTGGTGTTTCTATTGGTATTGTACATGCGGTGTATCCACAGTGAACAAGAAACTTGATTGGGAATATGTCGCATCAGTAGAAAAGGCTATTGCTGAAAAGTATGGCAAACAGACAGTGCAAGACTTTAGATCTGAATGGGATGAGCAAAAAGAAAAAGAATACTTAGCACAACTTAAAAACGCCACCCTTACCAAAGGAGAGTCCGATCAGGACAAAGTAGATGTTGATGGGATTCTCATTTCAAAAAAAGCTAGCAAAAGAAAATATGATAGGACTTGTCCCGTATGTAAAACATATTCATTTTCTATGAAAGACGACCTATATATGAATAGGTTTAAATGTTGTCAAGAATGCTATTACGAATTTGTTCACGACCGTGAGGAAAGATGGCAAGACGGATGGCGACCTGATGAAGAGCGAGTAGAAATCGCATTAAAGAGGAGAAAGAAACAGCATGGCAAATATTAATGATGTTGTAAAAGGTCTGGCTCAAGCAGCGGCAAACGCATATGATGGTGCTCTAGATGAGAACGGTGATCCGTTGGAACTAGGTCTAAAGCGGGAAAGTGGCAGAGGTGTCTACGACAAAGCGTCCCTTGATGGATTTAAGATTAGATTCGCCGCAGACCAAATGATTGTTTCTTATCACTCAGAGATGAGTATGAAAGATATGCACCCACCCAACAAGCTTGTTAATGAGGTTGAGGCACGCTTCGCAGATATTTTAAAGTATCTTAAAAAAGAGTATAGACGACTTGGAAACGGGTCTGTATCTTTATCTCCTATCGATGAAGCTAAAGTTGATGCACAAAGTATTTCTCGTGTCAGAACTTGGATTCAGGCGCAGAAAGCATACAAGATTGGAGGCGTAGAGGGAGTCGATCCTATCGGTCAAAAATCAGATAAAGACAGGCTTGACGATAATTTCAAGAAGTTCTTAGAGCTTTCGTCTGACAAAAGACCACCAAACGACAAATCGAAGAAGAATCCTGATACGCCAGAAGCGTAAATGTCTCTCACAAAAAAGGAGATAATGCAGGAGATTGTTCGTTGCGGACGAGACCCTGTTTACTTTACTAATACCTACGCAAGAATCTCGGAGCCCATGAGGGGCTTGATCCCTTTTGATTTATATGACTTTCAAAAACAGGCACTAAAAGATTTTACACAGCACAGGTTTAGCGTCATCTTGAAAGCTAGGCAGTTAGGCATTTCGACTACAGTCGCAGCTTATGTTTGTTGGTTGATGTTGTTTCAGCGTGAAAAGAATGTTTTAGTTGTTGCAACAAAACTAAGCACAGCCACGAACTTAGTCAAGAAGATTAAATCTATTCACAAACATTTGCCGCCCTGGTTGAAGATTGCAGACATCAGCATCAACAACAGAACATCATTTGAGTTGAGCAATGGCTCCCAAGTAAAGGCGTCATCAACTTCTGGCGACGCTGGTCGTTCAGAAGCCCTGTCTCTTTTAGTCGTTGATGAGGCAGCCTTTGTTGAGGGTATGGATGAATTATGGGCAGGTCTGTACCCTACTCTATCAACAGGTGGTCGCTGTATTGCACTATCAACCCCTAATGGTGTTGGTAACTGGTTTCACAAAACTTACAGCGAGGCTATTGAAGATAAAAACGATTTCTTTACTATTAAGCTACCCTGGTCCGTTCACCCAGATAGAGACGAAAAATGGTTTGAAAAAGAAACAAGAAACATGTCCGCAAGAGAAATAGCTCAAGAGTTAGAATGCAACTTTAACGCATCCGGTGATACAGTTGTGTCGGGCGATGATATAAAAAGATTGTTAGAGAACTGCTCCGAGCCACAACACAGGACTGGCTTTGATAGAAACTATTGGATCTGGAAACCAGTAGAAGAGGGGGCGGAATATCTTTTGTGCGCTGATGTTGCACGAGGCGATGGTAGTGACTTTAGTGTTGCACAGGTTATTAGACTAGACACTCTAGAACAAGTTGCAGAATATCAGGGGAAGGTAACCTCTGATATGTTTGCCCCTCTTTTGGTTAGTATGGCTAGTGAATATAATAACGCACTGTTGGTTATCGAAAATAATCACGACTATGGAGTGTTAAACAAAATAGAAGAAATGGGATATGATAACATCTACTACAGCCTTAAAGCAACACATGAATTTGTTGATCGATCTACGGCTGAAGCAAGAGGTGGGGTAGCAGGTTTTACGATGTCTATGAAAACTCGACCTCTTGTCATATCAAAACTTGAAGAGTTCGTCAGAAATAAACTACTTACATTGAACTCTCTGCGGACGGTCAATGAAATTAAAACTTTCATTTGGCACAATGGTCGCCCGCAGGGGATGAGAGGTTATAATGATGATTTGGTTATTGCCTTGGCGATAGCTTGTTGGATTAGGGACACGGCGTTGACAGTTAATCAAAGAGATGTAGAGCAGAGAAAAGCCATGTTTACAGCGTGGAGATCTGACAGTAGCAAACTAGATACTAGAATTAAGGGTATGGCAGGGTATTCGGATAAGAGAAAACAGCCAAGCCCCAGAGGCAATTACTTGCCTTGGATTTACAAGGGATAAGAAATGGCAGATAACAGCAACCCAAGAAATAAACAAGCTACCCTGTTTAAGAGATTGACGAGACTATTCAGTGGTCCCATTGTTAATTATAATAAACAACAAGTTAAGCGTCTAAAATCAACCAGTATTAAGAACTATACTTTTACTACTAGTACAGGTAAAGAGTTCAAGAAAAAAGAATACTATAATATCTTTGAACCACTTCAAAGCAAGCAACTTTCCGAACAGAATCGGGAATACCGATATGCCGATTTTGACCAAATGGAATACATGCCAGAGATTGCCTCGTCACTAGATGTGTACGCTGATGAGATCACAACCTCTTCAGAGATTTCTCCAATCGTCAGGGTTGACTGTCAAAACCAAGAGATCAAGCATATCATAAACGTTTTGTTGTATAGTGTGTTGAATATTGATTTTAACTTATTTGGCTGGGCTCGGTCAACTTGTAAGTATGGAGATTATTTTTTATACCTTGACATCGATGAGGAACTTGGTATTACAAATGTGGTCCCGCTGCCACTAAGAGAGTGTGAAAGAGTCGAGGGCACAGACCCGACCAACCCTAATTACATCCAGTACTTTTGGAGTGGGGGACAAAACTCACCTTCAGGGGTTACCTTCGAGAACTGGCAGATTGCACACTTTAGAGTCCTGGGGAATGAAATGTATACCCCGTATGGAACGTCGGTGCTGGAGCCAGCAAGAAGGATCTGGAGACAACTTACTCTAATTGAAGATGCCATGATGGCTTACCGAGTGGTTCGCTCCCCAGAGCGTCGTGTTTTTTATATTGACGTGGGCAACATTCCACCGCAAGAAGTTGAGCAGTACATCGAGCAAGTACGAACTCAAATGAAGCGTAACCAAATTGTTGACGCTGACACTGGCAGGGTGGATCTTCGTTACAATGCGATGAGCATTGATGAGGATTATTATATTCCTGTTAGAGCCGGCAACTCATCAAGGGTCGAGACTTTGGCTGGTGGGCAGTTCACCAGTGCAATTGAAGACGTGCAGTATCTTAGAGATAAGTTGTTTTCAGCACTCAAGATTCCAAAGGCTTATCTGGCACAGTCTGACAGTATGGAAGACAAAGCCACTTTGGCACAAAAAGATATTCGATTTGCTAGAACTATCCAAAGACTTCAGAGAGTTATTATCGCAGAACTTCATAAGATGGCAGTTGTTCACCTTTACACACTAGGTTACAGAGGTGATGATCTTTTATCTTTCAAGCTATCACTTAATAACCCATCTAAGATCGCTGAGCTTCAAGAACTAGAACACATGAGAACTAGATTTGATATCGCAGGCGCTGCAACCGAAGGATTCTTCTCGAAGCGATGGGTATACAAAAACATCTTCAAGCTTGATGAGCAAGAGATTGATAGAATTATTGAAGAAAGATATCACGACTCTAAACTTGACGCTGTGATTGAGTCTGCCGCTACAGCAGCAGGTGAGGCAGCGACCGCCGCCGCTGCTGCTGCTCCCGCTGGTGGTGAGGAAGCTGGTGGAGAAGATATGGGTGGCGAAGACCTGGGGCTAGGTGGAGAAGAAGCCGGCGGTGAGGAAGCCGCTGCCGAAGAACCAGCAGGAGAAGAGAGTCCGCTACTAGCAGCCCCCGGTATGAGAGACGAGGGCTACCTTACGCCAGGGGCTAAAGGAAAGTTCTATACCCCCGAAACAATGGACAGCAGGAAGGGAATGGGTCCAAGGCGCAGAAGTTATGCTGCACAAGCTGGACAACAAACTGCCTCAAGCGCAACTAGGAACCTATTTAAAGGGGCACAAGATATAAACAGGCTAGCGGTTGGGGTATCTGAGATGTACGAAAAGGACGAAACTCTTTTATTCGAGACCAAGAATCAGATTAAGAATTTGATCAGTCAGTTGGAGGCTAAAAATGAAGACCAAGCACAATAAGAAAAGAAACACTGGTTTTATTTTTGAAGCTCTCGTTCGTGAGCTAACTAAATCCGTGCTAGCAAAGAATTTTAAAAGAGCCTCGTCTATTAGATCGATCCTAAAAGAATCGTTTGCCAAGAACAAAGCCCTAAGAAAAGAGCTTGATTGTTATAAGGCTTTGTGTGAAAGTGACAATCTTGATGGATATACCGCTGAAAAGTTAGTTCATCATACCAAAGTAGAACATGGAAGCATTAACCAAAAGCAACTGTTTAAAGAGCAAAGTGCGATGATTAGACGCATCAATAAAGAAATTGGTAATGATGTGTTCTCTGCATTTGTTCCAAACTACAGGGCGCTTGCTACAATCTCACAAATTTTTAGTGATCAGACGCCAGTAAAAAAGAAAGTGCTAATGGAAAGAACGGTGTTAGAAAACTTAACCCAAAATAGTGAAGAAAAAACGGAAGCAGAACTCAAACCAATTGATGATCTCGTTATTAAAAGCTTTACCAAAAAATACAATGCTCAGTACTCAGACCTACTACCTGAACAAAAGGGACTGTTGAACCGTCATATTTTGTCGATTAGAGATGGGGGTGCTGACTTTAGAGTTTACCTAAACTCTGAACTTACCCGTCTACACGGTGAAGTAAAGAACTCCTTGGTGATGGAGGATGTGAAGACCGATGAACAGATGGTTAAGAATACAAAGAGCGTACTAAGAATTATTGAAAACTTTAGCATGTCGGAGTTTTCTCAAGACGATTTGAAGACGGTTTTAAAAATACAAAAACTTGCTAACGAGTATAAGAAAGATGGCGATTAAAATTACGATAAACAAAGCCGCTGCTGGTGGTGCTGATGTTGAGGAAGTCGAAGAGGTACAGGCTACTGTTCGCCTTAAAGCTCACAAAACTTTAGATGGTAACATCCTTATTAAAGATCACGATATGATGGACATCGTTGTGATCCCAGCAGAGAGTAAAATTATGACGATGCCTAAATTTGGATTAGGTGACGAAGTTTACTACTACCAGAAGTTTCTTTTGGACTCGCTAGCTAGAACAGGTGTGCTCGGTCTTAATAGCATCCAAGGGGGTATCCTAAGAGGGGTCTTGGAAGGCACACTAACACAGGCGCTAGACGAAGAAATTAGTCCACTGCAAGTAGCATTGTTTGAGATCGAAAAGTTTATGAAACAGTACGCTATTGAAGAGCAGTTTGGCAAAGATTATGAGACTGAGATCGAGGATAGATTCGTCAACCCAGAGCCGGACGAATCTACTGAGTATGGAGAGATTGAACCAGAACAAACTAGACGTAAGCATGGGCAAAGTGATTTACCTTATTACACATTTGCCGGCTACGGCTATATGTTCTAGAACAGGAGATATATGTCCGCAGTAAGCGTACTGGTTTTTATTCTTTGTGCATACGGTTTAACACAAATACTAGTTTTTTCTAGTCTATTCGAGCCATATCGTCCTTCACATCACTTTTTCCATTGTCCAATGTGTGTTGGCTTTTGGGTTGGTGTACTTCTTGTGCTCCTAAACCCATTTACAGAACTATTTACATTTGATGTAACAGTCGTTAACGCCCTCTTGTTAGGTTGGTTGTCGTCTGGCACATCTTATGCGTTGTGTATGCTGATATCAGATGGAGGATTTCAACATGAATGTCGATCTAAGAGGGATGTGGACACAGAAGTGGAGACTGAGACCAGTCGCCAGGTGTTGCAGGGGTAGTAGTATCGTGCGGGTAGCGCCCGCACTCTAAGGAGAAAACAATGACTAAGAAATATGTCTTACAAGAGTTTATGAATTTGGATTACAGCGACTCATTGTTGACTGAAGAAGAGCGAGAGGGTAACAGGAATGGTATCCATCTGGTTTTAGCAGGTAAAATCCAAGCCGCAGGCAAGAAAAACGGCAATGGTAGAATTTATCCTAAACCAATCCTTGAGCGAGAGATGAAAAACTATGAAAAGCTTGTTCGTGAAGGTCGAGCCATCGGAGAACTCGACCACCCAGACAGTTCAGTTGTAGAATTGAAGAATGCTAGTCATCTTGTCACCGAAGTGTGGTGGAATGGTGATGATGTTATGGGCAAATTGAAGATTCTTGATACACCAGCAGGAAAAGTCGCTAAACAACTTGTAAAAGGTGGCGTCCAGTTGGGAATTTCCTCTAGAGGGCTTGGATCTACTCGGCAACAAGGCAAAACAACTATGGTTGAGGATGATTTCCAGCTTCTTTGTTTTGATTTAGTGTCCGAGCCGAGCACAACTGGTGCTTATTTGGTCGCTGAAAGTCAAGTTAAGTCAAACTTAACAAAAGCTGACCGTATTAATCGTGCGTTAAACGAAATCTTGGAGGATTGATGAAGCGTTCGCAACTTAAGGCTCTAGTCAAAGAGTGTGTGAGAGAAATTATTCTTGAAGAGGGTCTTTTAAAAACAATTGTGACAGAGGTTGCCGAAGGTTTAAATGCAGGATTGGTTGTTGAAAGCCGCCAAGCCCCTGCTCCAAGCCATGAGCAAAATTTCAGGAAACAGATGAACGATAGCCGTAAAAAGGTTATTGGTTCAATTGGAAAAAGCGGCTATGAGGACGCTAAAAGAAAATTTGACAACCCATCTTTGTTTGAAGGGACGAAGCCAATCGCTGATTCCAGAAGTCCGATTGGTGTTGATCCCTCAAGTGCAGGAGTGGGTATTGAAAACATCCCAGGAATGTCTAACTGGGGTAACATTTTAGACAAAATGAACAAAAGAAAGTGAGTTTATAAATGAGAAGACAAAAGACAAAGATGCGAAAAACCTCAACCTTTATCGAGGTTAGGTCTGAGGAGTGTCGAGACAACGCTGATATTATGGTCAGAAAATTCATCAAGAAAGTCCGCAAGTCTGGCATCCTAGATGAAGTTAGAGATAGAAAATATTACAAAAAGCCATCCATCGTTAAGAACGAGGAAAAAAGAAGAAGGCAAAAACTACTTAACAAGTTGAATCAAAAAGAAAAGGAACTATATAACTATAGTAGCCTTAGCAAGAAAAGGCACAACAGGAGAAAGAACTCATGAGTTTCAGGAAAGGCGCACACACAGGTCGAGCAGAGTCGAAAGACAACACAAGCTATCATTCAGCCTATAGAGCGGGAATTAGTAACGTAGGCTCTTATCAAGTTGCAGGTATTCCCTATGTAACAGGGTCGGGTGCTACGATCGCAAGTGGAAGCACTATGGGATACTCATTTCCTTCGGTATCAAGGCACATTACAGTGGTTAATAAGAGTACAACTAATGTTGGGTTAAAAGTACACTTCTCTGAAGCTAGTAACTGGGATGTTAATAATCATTACATTACTCTAGATAACTTTGGAGATAGTCTCGCAATGGATGTAAAAGCCGAGAGAGTTTACGTTACCTCCAAAGCTGCGAACGGACACGTTGAAATCTTTGCAGAGCTTACAGGTATCGATCCAGACCAAATGTTCGCACTTTCCGGCGATGGTATCGACAGCTAAGGGGGCACTAACACATGGGTAAATTTACACCGGGTCGCACGAAAGTTCAAGATATTGATCTCGGTGCTAGTGGTCAATCCAACGTCCCCGTTGAGGGAACTTGGGTAGCTGTACCTAGAGTCCTTAAGGCAACCTATGATTTTGCCGTTGACAACGGCAATGTTGGCAATAAAAACCTAAGTGTTTCAATCCCAGATAACGCCATTGTTATTGGCGGACATATTGATGTGGAAACAAATCTTGCATCTGACGGATCAGCGACTGTCGGCATTGGGATTCAAGGGGCTTATGCTCAATTTAGAGATGCCGCAGCTTTTAATGGGTTTAACACAGGAGCCTCCGGTCTTATTTTAGATAATAACGCCCCACCAAACGCCGGGCTTAAACTACAGGCAGCACTACCAGTAGGGATTGTAATTGGCACTGCTGCTTTAACCGCTGGTAAGTTTCATATCTATGTCTATTACTTACCCGGAGTCTAATAAGGGAGTTTTGACAGTGTTGCAACTATTTACTTTGATGAAATCTCATCATAGAGAGGAAAACAAATGTCAAGCATGTTAGATCAAGCTATTTTAGACGCAGATCAATTGCGTGAAGCTGCGTTAAGAAACGCAGAATCTGCGGTAGTTGAAAAATATTCGGACGAAGTGAGAGAAAGAGTCGAGAAACTTTTAGAGCAAGAGCCTGGAGAGGAAGACGCAGAAGAGATGGACCTTGGTATGGAAGATCCCGCTGCTGACCCAATGGCTGACCCTGCCGCTGATCCCGCCGGAGAAGAAGACCCCGCACAAGTTGCAGTTATGGATAGCCTCCCAATGGGGCAGGCTGCCGGGACGGATGTGGTCGAGATTGATTTAGGTGCTATTATGTCTGCGGCTAAAGCTGAAGGTGCAGAAGATGAAAAGGCTAATCGTGAAGAACTAGCGGATGAAGTTGGTATTCCTGAGTTGGCTGATGAAGAGCAAGCACTCGCACCAGAGTTCTCTGATGAAGAGTTAGAGGCTGCGCCTGGAAATAGAGATGAAGATATTGAGATTGATGAGGAAGAACTAGTAGAAGTATTTAAAGAAATGCTAAACCTAGATCTCCCCGAAGAGGCTGAAATGGAACTAGACGCCATGGCTCACGAAGATGAGCACGGCTATACAGAAGAACTAGAAGAGGTTCCAGTCAGCAATGCTCGTGACGGGCAAGAAAAAGATGAGGCAATGGAAAGCTTTATCGAAGAAAAACTACAATTAGAATTAAATTATAACACTTTGTTAGAAGAAAATAACGGACTTAAAGCACTGCTTGTACAAGCTAAAGATCGGTTGGAAGAAATCAACCTTTCAAATGCAAGACTGCTTTATACAAATCGTGTACTGAAGGATGGCTCCCTGAATGAGCGGCAGAGAAATCAGATTGCCGAACACATCACGAATGCACAAACGGTTGATGAGGCGAAGACGATCTATGAGACCCTTAAGAGAACTAATAGCAGCCGTCCGGCTAAAAAAGCTAATACGTTGTCAGAGGCTATCACTAGAAAATCTTCAACTATTATAAGTTCCAGAAAGGAAGTTCCATCAACTGATAATAATCCTGTGAAGAATCGATGGGCGAAACTCGCAGGATTAAAAGACAACTAATCTAGGAGGAAAAAAATGTCTTATTTAGAAAAATTGACTGAAGGCATTCGTGAACGCTCCCTGGCTCGTGAAGGCGAAGCTCTATTAGAGAAGTGGGAAAGAACTGGTCTTTTGGAAGGACTCGGCGACGATACTAAGCGATCGGCGATGAGTCGTCTTCTAGAAAACCAGGCTGCTCAACTTCTTAAAGAAGCTAGCTCCATGGCTGCGGGTGACGTTGAAGGCTTTGCTTCAGTCGCATTCCCAATTGTACGTCGTGTATTCGGCGGGTTACTTGCACAGGACCTCGTGTCAGTGCAACCAATGAGTCTACCAAGTGGACTCGTGTTCTTCTTGGACTTCACCCTCGGTAGTGACCGTGCTGGTGGTTCAGACATTCCTTATAACCAAAAAGGAAAATCAATCTACGGTGGTCGTCGAGTTGGTTCGCAGATCACTGGCGGTGTCGATCTTTCGATTCCAGACGCAGGTTTGGTTGACAATGATGGCTCGTACCGTGCAGGCGCTTACGACTTGGCTAACGGCTACAGCACCCCAACGGGTACTTTTGCAGTTGCTGCTGGGCTTCTCACTGAGCTTACCGTTGAAACCGAGATTCGTGCTCTGACCGCTTCGGCTAACGCTGATTTGTTCAAGCGCATCGAGTATGATGCAGACCTCTTGGGTCAAACTGACACCGACAAGCTTGGTGTTATTCGTGTTGAAGTCACGTCTATTAAGGATGATATTAACTTTGACAACCTTACGACCGTTGACCTTGACAACAGTGACCTTGCAACGACTGCAACCCGAGTTGTTCGCCGTTTGACGCAGCACTCTGCTTCGTCCGATGGTAGTCACTACCTTACTATGGTTGTCCATGGTAATAGTGCGTTGAACGTTGGTAACATTGCCGGCGTTTCAGGTACTCTCTTCTTCGGAAGAAAAGATAAGTTCTCCGCTGGTGGATCTGTTGGCTCCGTCGTCGGTGCCGAAGGTTGGGGCTTGGAACTTGGTGGCGATCTTGGTGTCAATGATACCATTCCAGAGATCGATATCAAGGTTGACAGCATTGCTGTTACCGCCATGACCCGTAAGTTGAAAGCTAAGTGGACCCCGGAGCTTGCTCAGGACCTCAATGCTTATCACAACCTTGACGCTGAGGTTGAGCTTACTAGCGTCCTTTCAGAGCAAATTGCTCTTGAGATCGATCAAGAAATTCTTAACGATCTTGTTCAAGGCGCAACTGGTGGCACCCTTTACTGGAGTCGTCGCCCTGGTCGTTTCCTCGACCGTGAAAGTGGTGCAGACATTACTTCGGCTACCGCTCCTCCCGACTTTACGGGTACCGTGAGCGAGTGGTACGAGACTTTGATGGAAACCATCAATGATGTCAGTGCTCGTATTCATCGTAAGACCCTCCGTGGCGGTGCAAACTTTATTGTTTGCTCACCAGAGGTCGCCAGCATTCTTGAGTTTACCGCTGGATTCCGTGCTTCGGTCGCTGTTGACGACGAAGGTGGATCTTGGGGCGCTCAAAACGTTGGTTCGCTAAGCAAGAAGATGGACGTTTATGTCGATCCTTACTTCCCTCGTGGGTTGATTTTGGTCGGTCGTAAGGGTAACAGCTTCCTTGAAAGCGGCTATGTGTACGCACCTTACGTGCCACTACAAGTCACGCCTACCATCTTTAACCCCGATACATTCGCACCTACCAAGGCTGTGATGACTCGGTATGCTAAGCAGATGGTACGCTCAGACATGTACGGTCTTGTTATCTGCCGTGATCTAGTCAACTAATAGTAGGCTAGTCAGATGATGACGCAGAGACCCCGCCCTTGTGGCGGGGTTTTCTGTTTTTATAGGACAAGTTAACGTAAAGGCAAACTAGTTAGTAAAGGTTACTCCTACATTAATCTGGAGGCTATTCATATTATGGTAGCAAGAAATTTAAGTCCAGTTAGCACCACTAACGCAAAAGTTCTACCAATAACTGGCACGCACCAAAATGTTGCTAGCTCTTTGGCTATTGGTGTATACAGTGGATCTGCTGAATTTGTCAGTGGTGCAGTTGACCAAGTGGCTTATGTATTCAATAAGTTGGGCGGCAATATACTGGACATTGAACTACAAGAAAGAAACGTTTATCAAGCGTATGAAGAGTCGTGTCTTGAGTATTCTTATATTCTCAACACACACCAAGCTAAGAACGTTCTATCAGATATGCTTGGGGGGGCTACCGGTTCCTTTGACGAGGATGGAGAGTTTACTTCCTATAGAACAGATACAAACATTAAGCCTAACTTGAAGTTTCCAAGGTTTACCCTCGAAGCCCCAAGGCACATGGCAGAGGCTGTGGGTGTTCTCGCTGGGGTTGGTGGTCACCAGTCAGCTTATTCTGCATCATTTGACACAGTTGACGATCAGCAAGATTATGATTTGCAGCAAGTAATATATTCAGCTTCAACTGACGCTTCCTCTAGATTCTTTAATCAGGTCGGGGAAAACAAGGTTATTATTGAGCAAGTATATTATAAAACCCCCGCTGCCGCCTGGAGATTCTTTGGTGGTGGCACTTATGGAATTGTTGGTAACTTGTCAACTTACGGTATGTATTCAGATGATAGCACGTTTCAGTTAGTCCCAGTTTGGCAAAACAAACTACAGGCAAATGCCTATGAGGATAATATTAAAGTCCGTGGCTCTCATTACTCATATGAGCTTAGAAATAATAAGTTAAGAATCTTCCCTGCGCCCAAGGACGGAATCGCACCAGAAAAGATGTGGGTTAGGTTTAGATTGCCAGAGGAAAACTATGATGAAGAGGGTGATCGTAGGTACGGTGCTGATGGTATCAATAATATGAACACGTTACCGTTTCCTAATGTGCCTTATAACAGAATTAACTCTATTGGTAAGCAGTGGATTAGAAGGTTCGCATTGGCACTATGCAAGGAGACCTTGGGACAGGTTAGGTCAAAACTTGGTAGCATCCCAATCCCAGGCAACGACATAACCCTAAATGGGTCTGCGTTGATAAGTGAAGGAAAAGAAGAACAAAACGCCCTAAGAGAAGAGCTTAAGACAGTCCTTGATGAGATGACTTACGCTAAGTTGGTTGAAAGCGATGCTGCCTTCCAGAACTCTCTTGGTGAAACACTTAAGGTTGTTCCTCATGGTATTTATGTGGGGTAGGATAAATGTCTGATTCCACAAAGTCAAAGCCTGATAACAAATGGACACAGCCTTCTGCCCCACCTCCACCGATGTTTGTGGGGGAGAAAGAGCGTGACCTTGTTAAGCAAATCAACGATGAGATTATTGAAAATGTTGTTGGTCAACAGATTCTTTATTTTCCAATTGATATGGAGGCTTCCAATTTTCACTCCTTATACGGAGAAGCGATTAAGAAAACCTTCTTACCTCCAATCCGAATTTATGCTTTGGTTGTCTGGGAGGGCTCAAACCAAACCAGTGAGAAATTTGGTATCGACAGGGTTGCAAATATAACCGTGCATTTCCATCAACGCAGACTAACAGAGGACCAAGACCTTTTTGCCCGCATCGGTGACTATGTGCAATATGAAAAACAATATTATGAAATTGTTAAATTATCTCAACCTAGAAGACTCTTTGGGCAAGATAACAAACAAGTTGAAATTGTAGCCACCTGTAGAAAGGCAAGGGAGGGACTGTTCGATGCCACGTAGGACTAAAACAAACGAGTTAACAGAAACCCAACTGCCAATCAATCCCTCAAAAATTGAGGACATTGATTTTGCAATGTTCAAATATCTTAATGAAACGTTAGATATTCATTGTGATACGAACAAAGGATTCAAGAAAGTCCCTGTGCTCTTCTCTACACAGGAGCGGGCACACATGATAAAAAATAATGTAAATCTTAGAGACAACAACACAACGCTAATTTATCCTTTGATTTCTCTGGAGAGAACATCTGTATCAAAAGACCCTGGCAACCGTGGCATATACCACGGTAATTTCCCAGGGGTTGACGATGAGAAAGGCGGCTCTATTACTATCGCCAGAAGAGTAAAGCAAAGCAAAACCTCGGTTAGAGCAAACGCTGATTCAATCAGGAGGAGTTTGTCTGGTGCTGATAAGTTTCGTAAAACATTTCCAAGAGAGAATAGTAAGATTGTGTATGAGGTGATCTCCATACCCCAACCAGTATACGTTGATGTCACTTATAGTATATCAATAACGACTGAGTATGTCCAGCAGATGAATCAAATTTTAGCTCCAATCATAACGGATAAAGGTGCGATCAATAGTTTCTTTATTTCTCATGAGGGCAACAGGTACGAGGCGTTTGTAGATGCTAGCTTTTCACTGGCAAACAATGCAGCGTCTCTCGGGGAAGATGAAAGATTATTTAAAACCGATGTGACAATTAATGTGTTGGGTTATATTATTGGCGGTGATAAGAATCAAGACAAACCAAACATTGTCATTAGAGAATCGGCAGCAGAGATTGTGTTTCAAAACGAGCGAGCCTTGGTGGAAGAAGAAGTAGAGTTTGTTCAGAAGGTTGAGCTTGAAAGCGGAGTGTTCAGATTAGCCGATCAAGTGCGTGCAAGTAAAAAGATAATTCCTCGTAAAATTAAACCATTTGGAAAACCATAACACGGCGGGGAGTTTGCAATATCAAGCAACTATTTACTAAGGAACAGCACTGGCGATTGCGCCTAAGTGCAACTCGTCTTAGAGGAGAAAAGTTTAATGGCTGAAAGAAAGTTTAAGTTTGTGTCTCCCGGCGTTTTCATCAACGAGATTGACAACTCGGAGATCCCAAGAGAACCCGGAGACATTGGACCCCTAGTTATTGGTCGTATGCAAAAAGGACCAGCTATGACTCCAGTTAGAGTTGAGTCTTTTGCTGAGTTTGTTGATGTATTCGGGGCACCGGTTCCCGGTGGTCGTAGTGGAGATGTCTGGCGTGAAGGAAACATGACTTCGCCAACCTACGCTGCTTATGCTGCACAAGCCTGGTTAAGAAATAATCCTACTCTAAACGTTGTTCGCCTGTTGGGCGAAGAGGACCCCAATGCAACAGAAGCCAATGGCGGTAAGGCTGGTTGGAAGTTTGGATCAATTAGCGCCACTGAC